GGCTACTGGGCGAACGCTGCCACCACTGGCGAAGGGGCGAACGCTGCCACCACTGGCGAAGGGGCGAACGCTGCCACCACTGGCGAAGTGGCGAACGCTGCCACCACTGGCGAAGGGGCGAACGCTGCCACCACTGGCTACTGGGCGAACGCTGCCACCACTGGCAACCGGGCGAACGCTGCCACCACTGGCAACTGGGCGAACGCTGCCACCACTGGCAACCGGGCGAACGCTGCCACCACTGGCAACCGGGCGAACGCTGCCACCACTGGCAACCGGGCGAACGCTGCCACCACTGGCGAACACGCAGTGGCTGCGGCTCTTGGCGATAAGAGCCAAGCCAAGGCAGGGATGGGCGGCGCCATTGTGCTCTGCCATCGCAATGATATCGGCGAGCTGATCCATATCCGTGCAAGCAAGGTTGGTGAAAACGGTATCAAAGCCGACACATGGTATTCGCTGGATGCTTCCGGTGAGTTTGTGGAGGTCGATCATGATTGAAATACCGGCCACAACACCCGTCTACCTGCGGCCACGCAAAGAGCCGATGACGCTGGATGAGCGCAAGACGGGCATCTACAACGAATGGCGCCGCGATCCTGACATGGTGCGCAGCGTGGCCGAGTGCATTGGCAACGAGGCAGGTTTCATCAAGGCCATGGACGACTACTTGGTTCTGACCGTGACAACCGGCCTCACCGCCGCCGCAACACGCGACGCCGCCGCCAAGCTGCAAAGCATGATGGCCGCGAAGCTGCGGGAGTGGGCGGATAGTGAGGCGGAAGATATCCACAACAAGAAGCAGGAGGCGGCTTGAATGGGAGGGCCTGTAAATTGCAACGACTCAGAACTCTCCATCTATTTGCAGGCGCTGGCGGAGGGCTACTTGCCGACGTTCTACTCGGACACCAGCCAGTCTGCGCAGTCGAAATCGATGAGTATTGCCAGCAAGTCCTTTCGGCGCGGCAAGAAGACGGTTGTTTTCCATGGTTTCCCATCTTTGAAGATGTCCAGGCCTTCGACGGCAGACCGTGGCGAGGAATTATTGATGTGGTTTCAGGCGGATTCCCGTGCCAAGACATCAGCGTTGCCGGAAGCGGGGCCGGATTGGACGGCGAAAGGTCAGGGCTATGGCGAGAAATGGCTCGGATTATTGGGGAAGTACGACCCCGTTTCGTGTTCATTGAAAACAGCCCAGCTCTCGTTACTAGAGGGCTTGATCGAGTCCTCTCTGACCTTGCCGCGCTGGGGTTTGATGCTCGATGGGGAGTTGTATCAGCAGCCGATGTTGGAGCCTTGCACCGAAGAGAGCGCATTTGGATATTGGCCAACGCCAACATGCGACAGCGCGACGGATCGGAGCTCGCGTTATGCACAAGGCGGAATTCCTCTAACGATGGCCGTGAAGATGTGGCCGACCCCGCAAGCATCGGACAACCGGGATCGCGGAAACGCATCAACACCAGCAATCAAGCGTCGAATAGAAAACGGGAAGCAGGTAATGCTTTCGATGTGCGTCAGCTCAGAGAATGGCCGCCTGAACCCGGATTGGACAGAGTGGTTGATGGGATGGCCCATAGGACACACCGACTTAAAGCCATTGGAAACGGGCAGGTGCCATTGTGCGCAGCCACTGCATGGAGATTGCTTGCAAACATTTGATTGCTGGAAGCGCCATTTCAGTAGATAATTGGGAACGATGAAAAAGGGAGTTTCCAAGATGGCAAACGAAAAAAGCCGAGCAAACTACGCTGCTTGGTATGAGAGAAACAAAGAAGCAGCGCGAGAAAAAAAGCGCATTGTAATGCAGAGGTTAAGAGCTGAAAGCCCGGACAAATATAACGCGCAGTCACGCAGATCGAAGATCAAAGAAAAGCTGATACTTTTTGAGATGTATGGGTGCAAATGTGCGATATGCGGGTTTGCTGATATGCGCGCACTTTCACTTGATCATGTGAACAATAACGGAAGCGCGGAGCGATCTGAATTAGGTATTCGTGGCACATACCGACGAGCAAAAGCGGAATACCGTCCCGATGAGTACCAGATTCTTTGCATGAACTGCAATTTCATAAAGCGATCGGTTCACTTTGATCATATCGACCTAAATCAAGAGTGGCAGCGGCAGCATTCGCCATGCTCTCAAAAATCAAATAGGGAGTCAGCATGAGCGGCAACATTATCAACATCGAAGCCGGCCAAAAGTATGGCCGATGGACTGTGGTTGCCACAGGATTGCGCAACGGCGGCAAGCGCGCCAGCTGGTGTATCTGCGAATGCGGAAACGAAGTCGCAGTCAACAACGCCAGCTTGTCATCGGGCAAAAGCCTGAGCTGCGGCTGCCTGCGGGCAGAAAAGTTGCGGTGGCGCGCAACACCAGACCCGCGCAAGGCCAAACAGGTAGACCGCTCCCGCACCATGAGCCAGCCCGTAGCGCGCCAGCACACAGGTCCGCGCCTGATTGAGCTGACCGACACACGACACAATGCAAACGACGGAATCGGCAGCGGCGTGCGACTGCCGCAGGGCATTTCGTCTGCTGCGCAAATTTGAGGAATCAAAACATGATCAAGAAAATCAAACTCGCTTTACAACGACTGGTATTGAAAGCCCGGATGCACAGCGCCTGCAGCGAGATCGAAGCGGCGGTAAAGCGAATTGAGCATGACCAAGAGCTAATCGCCATGCTCTGGCAAGAGCGCGCAGACCTGCAGTCCAAGGCGTACTGGCTGGAAAAAAACAACTTTTCTGTACGGGGGATCAACGCATGATCAAGCATGATGACGAGTTTGAGGCGCTGGGCGGAGTCGATATCAAGACCGAGATTCGCCTGACTGTTCTGATTGTGATGTGCTGCGTTGGGCTGGCTCTGGCCGTGCGCATGGCGGCGCATCTGATTGCGGGGTGAACCATGGGAGCAAATGACCGCATTGAGTTCTTGGCCGCACGCCGCCTTGGGATTGGCGGCAGCGACATCGGCGCCATCATGGGCCTGTCTAAATGGAAGTCGCCCGTAGACGTGTGGCTGGACAAGACAGGCCGCACTGAGCCGGATCTGGAAATGAGCGAGCCAGCCTACTTCGGCATTGAACTGGAATCGTTCGTCGCCACCGAATACAGCAAGCGCAGCGGCAACAAGGTGCAACGCGTGAATCAGGCAATGAAGCACCCTGAGCACAACTGGATGCTGGCGAACATTGACCGCGCCGTCGTCGCTGACGGCAGCCGCGCACGCCTGGATAAAGACGGCAAGCTGGCCGGCACTAAAGGCCTGCTGGAATGCAAAACGGCCAGCGCCTATCTGGAACGCGAATGGTCTGACGACAGCGCGCCGCTCGCCTACGTCGCCCAGTGCCAGTGGTACATGGCTGTCACCGGCGCTGAGTGGTGCGATCTGGCCGTTCTGATCGGCGGACAGAAATATGTCTGCCATCGCATTGACCGCGACGAATCGCTGATTGCTGCAGTGATTGAGGCGGGACGTCAGTTCTGGTTCGGCAACGTGATAGCTGACTGCCCGCCGACACCACGCACACCAGAGGAAACGCTGGCGCTGTTCCCACGCAATACCGCTGATGACCTGGTTGTTGCCAGCGACGACATCATGCACGCCATTGATGCTTATCAAATCCTCAAGCAGAAGGCCAAAGGCGTTGACGATGAGATGGCTGCGGTCAAAGCTGCAATCCAGTCGTTTATCGGCCCGCATTCTGGTGTGTGCGATCCGCAAGGTTCACCGCTGGCCACCTGGAAGCAGAACAATCCAAGCCAGAAAACCAACTGGAAAGAAGCGGCAGCGCAGATCAAGGCCGAGCTGATTGATGCCGGCCACGAAGACCTGGCGGAAATCGTCCGCGACATTATCAACCAGAACACCACCGAGCAGGCTGGAGCACGGCCGCTGATTATCAAGTGAGGACAATATGAGCAACGCAAATACCAAACTGGCTGCGGCGATTAACCGCGCCCCGTCCACCGAGCAGCGCCCGCAGACCATCGCTGGTCTGATGGCTGATCCGAAGATCAAAGCGCAGATGGCATTGGCGCTGCCTAAACACATGACATCTGACCGGCTGGCGCGTATCGCGTTGACCGAGATTCGCAAGGTGCCAACGCTGGCCAAATGCGATCAAACCAGCTTCCTGGGCGCGATCATGCAATGCGCGCAGCTTGGTCTGGAACCGGGTGGCGCGCTGGGTCATGCCTACTTGCTTCCGTTCGAGAACCGCAAGAAAGGCATCACCGAGGTTCAATTCATTGTCGGTTATCGCGGCATGATTGATCTGGCCCGCCGCTCTGGCCAGATTGTCAGCCTGACTGCTCGAACCGTGCATGAAAACGATGAGTTCAGCTATCAGTATGGCCTCAGCGAAGACCTGAAGCACGTTCCTGCAACGGGTGAGCGCGGCGCGCTGCAGTACGTATACGCCGTGGCAAAGCTGAAGGATGGCGGCGTGCAGTTCGAGGTTATGAGCCGATCTGATATCGACAAGGTGCGTGCGCAAAGCAAGGCAGGCAACTATGGGCCATGGCAAACGCACTATGACGAGATGGCGAAAAAGACCGTGATTCGTCGCTTGTTTAAGTATCTTCCGGTATCGATCGAGCTGGCAACAGCAGTAACCATGGACGAAAAGGCCGATGCCGGACTAGGCCAGGACAACAGCGCCATTCTGACCGGCGAATACAGCACAGTAGACGAATCCCATCACGAACAGCTGCCGGACAACGTCAACGCCGATACCGGAGAATGGCAGCCAACAGAAGCAGAGCTTGCCGCCATCCACGCCAAGGAAATGGCCGAAGCCAACGGCGACCTGCTGGGCGACGTGCCGCAATGAGTTATCTGGACAGGCGCAAGGACGATCCAATGCGCTACCTTGTTTCCGTCGCGCAGCGCCACAAAAACACACTCGGGCCATATCACGCGGCCCGTTTTTTATGCGCCAACAGCGTGCCACTAAGCGTGGCGCTGCGGGTGATTGTTGGGAGAACAACAGCATGACACGAGAAACAGACAACGCACTACTGTTGCACGGCGGAGAGGACGACATCTCTATCCCCGGCGCTGCGCTGCAGCAGATCATTGACGACGCGCTGACGCCTGACTGTGGCGACATGATCAGCCAGTTGCGGTTACAGAACGAGGCGCTGGAAGAGGCCAACAAGCGAGTATGTGATGAGCGCGACACATACAAATCACTGTGTCATCAGCTGGAGTCGCGGCTCGCTGGGCGGGAGTTTGAGTAGTTCGGTTTTACCGAACAACTGGCCACATGTGCCGGATGAACAACCACAGCGCCCGCAGTAGTCTGGCGTTTTTTATGGGGGAATCGATGGATTACCAGTCATTCATCAGCGGTAAACATACCGCAGTCAGCAAATCAGGATTTGAACCGCGCAACCTTAGCGCCGGCCTTTTCGACTACCAGCAGCACTGCGTTGGCTTCGCCGTTCGCGCCGGCCGGTCTGCGATGTTTCTTGATACCGGGCTCGGAAAAACTTTCTGCCAGCTCGAATTTGCGCGCGAAGTCGTCGAACACACCAATCAGCCGGTACTGGTTCTGACGCCGCTGGCCGTAGCAGCGCAGACTGCACGCGAGTCAGCCAAGTTTGGCATTGATGCCAAAGTGATTCGTGACGATGCGGACGTGTTCAACGGCGTCAACATCATCAACTATGACCGGCTCGATAAGGTTGATGTGTCGCAGTTCTCTGGCGTGATTCTGGACGAGTCATCGATCCTGAAAAACTTTTCAGGGCGCACTCGCAATGCGCTGGTGAATGCGTTTCGGAATACGCCTTATCGCCTGGCATGCACTGCCACGCCAAGCCCGAACGATCACACCGAGCTTGGTAACCATAGCGAGTTTCTCGGCGTGCTGAACCATGCAGACATGCTGCCGCGCTGGTTCATCAACGACACGATGAATACGGGCGACTGGCGGCTGAAAGGACACGCAGTCAAACCGTTTTGGGATTGGGTCGCGGCTTGGTCTCGCTGCGTTTCTCGCCCGTCTGATTTGGGTTTTGATGACTTCGACCATGTTTTACCGGATCTGAATATCGAACGCCATGTGATCGACTTCGAGAGCCAGGCTGAATCACAAGGCCAGCTGTTCGCATCTCCAGAACTATCGGCAACTGGCATTCATGCGGTGAAAAAAGAGAGCGTCGAGCATCGTGCTGCAAAGGTTGCCGAGATGGTAAACGCAGATCGCGAGCCGTGGCTGATCTGGTGTGATACCGACCTGGAAGCGGATCACCTGAAACGACTGATACCGGATGCTGTCGAGGTGCGGGGGTCAGACAAGATCGAGCACAAAGAAGCGGCGCTGCTCGGATTTGCAGATGGCGCGATTCGGGTGCTGATCACCAAGCCATCGATTGCCGGCTTCGGAATGAACTGGCAGCACTGCAACAACATGGCATTCGTCGGACTTACGTATTCCTATGAGTCGTTTTATCAGTCCGTGCGCCGCTGCTGGCGATTTGGCCAGACCAAGCCAGTCAACGCCCATCTGGTGATGACGCATGCCGAGGCCGCCATCTGGCGCAACGTCGCCGGCAAGGCTGAATCGCACGACGACATGAAGCGCGAAATGCGCGAGGCGATGCAGCGCAATGCCGGAATCCACATCGAACAACGAGCGGCCTATGTGCCGCAGAAAGCGGCGAACCTGCCGCAATGGTTACTACGGAGCGCATGACATGCATGTACTAGACCAACACCACGGGCGAAGCTTCTCGGTATACAACGGCGATTGCGTCGAGTTTGCCGCAGGATTGCCGGATAACAGCATCGACTTCACCATCTACAGCCCACCGTTCTCGAACTTGTTTGTCTACAGCGACAGCGAGCGCGACATGGGGAACGCCGCAGACGATGCCGAGTTTTTCGAGCATTACAAATACCTGTTGCGCGATTTGTACCGGGCAACGCGGCCAGGGCGCAACTCTGCGGTGCATTGCTCTGACCTTCCGCTGACGAAGTGTAAAGATGGCCGGATTGGCATAAAAGACCTGAGCGGAATGATTATCCGTGCCCATGAGGAATGCGGATGGACTCTGCATAGCCGGATTACGATATGGAAATGCCCGGTTGTTGAAATGACCCGCACCAAGGCGCACGGGTTGCTTTACAAAACGCTGTGCAAAGACTCCAGCCGCAGCCGGGCCGGTATGCCTGACTATCTGTTGATCTTCCGTAAAGAAGGCGACAACGACCGCCCTATCAGCCACAAGCAGGAAGATTTTCCGGTTGATCTCTGGCAAAAATGGGCAAGCCCAGTATGGATGGACATTAACCAGACAGACACGCTGAACGTCAAAGCAGCACGCGAGAGCAAAGACGAGAAGCACATCTGCCCGCTGCAACTGGATCTGATCGAACGTGCGCTGATTATGTGGAGTGCTCCGGGCGATACGGTTTACAGCCCGTTTACCGGTATAGGAAGCGAAGGCGTGCAATCAATCAAGCTGGGCCGGAAGTTTATCGGAACCGAGCTTAAGCCAGCGTATTACCGACAAGCCGTCGAATATCTGACGGCAGCGGATAACGCCCCGATTGACTTTTTTGCGGCCTGATGGCCGCTTTTTTATGGGTGCCATATGGCCAAATCCAAATCCCCGCGCAAGGCATACCAGCCCAAGCGCATATCCAGCCACATGGCAAACAAGATCATCTACAGCACCATCTTCCGCGCCAGCACCGAGCCAATCAGCCAGGATCAAATCACCGCGCTGATATTACCGTTTCGGGCCGCAATCGACGCACTTCAACGCGGCGCGATGGATCTGGAAAACTGGACACGACTCAACGAGATGAACCTGTTTTCCTTCCATCTGGCCGGACGCCTGTACAAGGCCGCTGTTCAGGATTTCGCCAAGGATCAGATAGCCGCCAGCCAGCCAACGTTCGAAGCCGCCGCAGATGCGCTGTATCAGATTGGCCTGCGCTGGAAAAGCCGAAACCGGTTCGTGGCAACGGGCGATGAACTGAAGCCAATCAAGGAATCGGCCAACTGGCTGGATGATCTGCTGCAGATTGCACCGGAAGGAATGGCCCTGGATGCGCTGCTGGCGGCTGAAAAGGACATTGATAATTTTTGGAGGAAGCAAGCGTGAACGAACAACAGAAACAGGAGCAGATCAAATGATCGACACAAAAGAACTGCGCGAGCTGGCGCAGAAGGCAACGCCGGGGCATTGGTATTCGAAGTGGCCGGAAGAGCGCTGCACATGGGTGGATGTTGGAGATTCTCGATATCCAGTTGCCTACACGGGCGACTGTTTCGATGATGCGCCCAACGCCGAATACATAGCAGCAGCCAACCCCGCCACAGTGCTGGCGCTACTGGATGAGCTTGACCGGCTGCGCGCCATCGAAGCCGCCGCCCGCAACCTGGCCAAAGTCAAAGGCCGGCACAACTCGGAAATCGCCATGAATCAGTTATTGGAGGCGTTGAAATGAGCGAGCACACTAAAGAGCCGTGGTACGCAAGTGAAACAGACGATGGCCTTATCGAGATAGTAAATGACGAGCGCACCGCCGGTGAGTTCGTCAGCATCGCAGACGTAATGACAGGTTTTGACGGGAAAATCGGGATCGAGCAGGCAGCCAACGCCCGCCGGATTGTGGCCGCAGTAAATGCGTGCGAGGGCATGGACACAGACTCGCTCGAATCAATCGCGGGCCGTATTGCTGCAAAGTCTGTACTGCTGATGCACGCAAACTATGTCGGAAATAAAGCAAAGAGTGCTTCACTCGAAGAGCAACGCGACAAGCTGCTGGCGGCGCTGACTGAAATAGCAGAGTTGGACATATTAAAACACCACCACGCCTACGCTATCGCCAAAGGCGCAATCGAAGAAATAGAGGCTTTGAGCCGAGGCCACGCGCCAGGCGCTGGCGGTGGTAGATGAGCAGACGGCGAAACAAGGCCATCCGCCAGAGGTGGTGCGGCTGTACCGCTATCGAGATGACGCCGCGCTACATGCGGCACGCCCTGACATGGCCGGGCTACCTGTGACGGCGCATGCGGCGCTGCTGGCGCGGGTGCGGCTGGCACTGATGGAGCGGGGGCATGCGGTGACGATTGAGTACGCTTAAAAATATACACACAAAACAGTTGACATTATTATTGGTGTGTATATAATACAACTCATGAACAGCGCACAAAGCGCAACCGGCGCCTCGCGGGATCAGGGGTA